AGGATCGCGTCCTCGAAGGCCGACGAGAACGTCGCGCCGAGATCGGCCATCGTCTGCCGCGTGCGCTCACCTGCCGCATCGACATTGTCGATCTCGCCCTCGAGCTGGTTGAACACTTCGATCGCCTTGCGGCCGTACTCCTGCGAATCCGCGCCGAATACCTTCTCGTATTCGGCCAGATCCCGGATCGCCCGTTCGCGCGGACTCTCGACCGCCTGGCGCAGGGCTTCCGTGCGGGCCCTGGCCGATTCGATCTCGCGCGCGAACGTCGCCTCGCGCTCGCGGGCATAGTCCTGGAGATAGGCGCGCACCGAGTCCGATTCCCGCTGCAGCTCCTCGGCGACGCGCTTCGCTTCGCGCGCGGCTTTCTCGAGCTCCTTCGCACTCGGCGCGGTGACGGTGACCGACTCGACGGCCAACGGCGGCGGCCGATTGAGGCGCGGTGCGGCGCCGGTCTGCTCGGGTGGCAGCACGGCGCGCAGGCCCTCGATTTCACGCTGGATGCGCGCGCGCTCGGCCTGCAGGTCGACCAGAACTTTGGTGACGCGCTCGCGCTCCGAGCGCAGAACATCGGGCCGCGCGAGGAACTGCGAGAGTTTCGCGATCTGCTGGTCGAGGCCGATTTCTTCGGCCACCAGCTCGCCGAGGCGCTGCTGATCGGAGCCGCGGAACACGTCCGCGATCCCCTTCGCGAGCCCGTCTAACATGCGGAGCATGTTGTCGCCCTCGCGGGTCGCCGTCGCCATCTCGTTCGCGATGGCCGTCATCGCCCGCGCGGCGTTCGTGACGGCGACGGTCAGGCCCGCATCGCCCATCGCACGGGCCAGGGAGGCGGTCGCGTCCTCGAGGTTCGACAGCGCACCATCGAGGGTCTCGGCCTGGCGCTCCATCGCCCCGGCGAACTGCACCTCGCCGATCCGCTGCAGGTACTCGGTGATCGCCGCGGATTCCTTCTGGACCGTCTGCGACACGCCGCGGAAGGTGAAGGTCACGCGCTCGCCTTCGCTGGAGGCGCGGATCCCGAACTCTTTCAGCCGCTCGAACTCGCCGGTCGCGGCATCGGCCACGGCCTCGACGAACTGGTCGAGGGTCTTGCCGAGCGCGCTCGCGGTGTTGCCGAAGCTGCGCAGGCTTTCCTCGGTCGGCTTCAGCCCGAGCGCGTCGAGCTTGGTGAAGGCCTGGACGACCTCGGCGAGTTGAAAGGGTGTCGTCGCGGCGAAGCGTTCCAGCCAGGCGAACGCGGTCTGCGCGGCTTGCGAGGAGCCGGTGACGGTGGTCAGGCTCGCCTGCAGGCGGCCGAACTCGCGCGCGGTGTTGACGATCCCGGAGAGGCCCCGACCGATCCCGATCGCGGCGATGGCGGCGGTCGCCAGATCGGCCGCGCGGCGGATCCCGCTGGCCGATCGATCGACGATCGCGACGGCGCGGCCCATGTCGCCCTGCAGGCGTGCGACATTCGCGCCCAGCTCGACGATCAACGAGCCGTAGGTCGCCATCAAGCCCCCTTGAGTAGTTCGGTCAGATCGGCCAGCGTCGCCGGTTTGGCGGCTGGCTCGTCACGCTGACCGGGCAGGAAGTCGGCCGGCTTGTAGGCCGGCGCGTCCTTCGCCCGGTGCACGTTGCAGAGAATCGAGCACACCTGCGCGAGCATCATCACGACGGTGCGCGTGCCCCACGGCTCGCGCTGGTAGTCGTCGAGGTGCGCGAGATACTCCTGCGGCGACATGGTCTCGCCGAGCTCCTCGACCGTGCGGCCGAGATCGCGGGCGAGCTGCCGCGCGAAGGTCAGTCCGTCGTTTTTTTTTCGGACAGGCCGGTGAGGCGGATCGCGGTCTCATAGAGCTTCAGCGCCTCGGCGAGGTGGCTGCCGCCCCAGGCCTGCCAGTCCTCGATCGGCAGCAGCGGCGCGCCATGCGGATCGATGGCGCACCAGGCGAGCACCTGCGCGATTTCGGACTGCTTCGGCGCCGTCGCGGGCGAGTTTGACGCGAGCTCGAGCATCTCGGACAGCGTGAGCTGTCGCATGATGACCTCGCCCCCGAGCGAGTCCGCCGGCACGGTCTCCTTGCGGAGCTCCGGCCGGCGGATGGTGCTGCGATCGAGCGCCATCAGCTTGCGTAGCTCTGCGAGGCGTTGGCGTTCGCCTTGATCGAGATCGGCGTGGTCACGAGCTGCTGCGCCGAGCCGGTCGGGACCAGGGTGCAGCCGATAAAGCCGGTCGTGACCCAGATCGAGCCGTCGGCGAACGTGAACTTGATCGCGCGCCGGGCCTTGCTGGCACTCGCCGTCTTGAGCGCCTGCAATGCCGTCGACGACGGATCCCACTGCGCAGTCATGGCGAAGTTGAGATTCGACGCGACACCGGGCAGCACGACGCGCACCAGGTCGTGGATCGTGGTCGCGTCGATGTCCTCGAACTCACCGCCCGTCACCTGGATATCGGTGATCAGCGAGAGCGTCGTGCCGAAGGTCACCACCTGGAACTGGCCGGACGTGAACGTATCGAAGGCCGTGGAGTCGACGCCCTCCAGGTTCAGCGTGTTTGCGCCGCTGTCGACGGCCGCCGCGCGCACGACGTACTGATCGAGCTGGTACATCCCCTGGATGTTCGACAGGTACAGATAGTCGCCGGTCGACGGATCGGTGCCGGTGTAGCCGACGGCGGCCGTGCTCGCCTTGCTGATGCTGTTGATCGTGACCGCGCCCGCGAGCGCCGACTGAATCGCCACCTGAACGCCCGACCATACCTTTGCCATGATGCCCCCTTAACTCAGATGCTCGACAGCGAGCGTTGCGATGTACGTGCGCGATTCGGCATCGAAGTCCGCCGCGCGGTTGACCAGCAGAAACCCGGCCGCCAGGAGTGCGGTCTGCGCGGCATCGGCGACCGCTTCGGCCGACGCGCGCGTCGCGCCCAGGCAGACGGCCGCGAGCTGCGCGCGCGTGAGTGCGATCGTGCCGTGGATGGTCGGCACGATTTCCGTTCCGTCTCGGCGGTAGACGATGCCCGGCAGCACGTCGTCCTGCGGGCGCGCGTCTGGATAGATCCTGTCCGCGATCAGCGCGCCGACCGCGACGGAGCCCGCCAGCGTCGAGAAGAGCACGGTCTCGGCGCTCACCGGAGTCGCTCGAGCTCGCGCGCGAGGCGGCTGCGGACGGCTTCGAGCGCGGCCGCCTTGCCGGCATCCAAGCCCTTCGCGAGGAACTTCCGTCCCGGAATGAACCGGCCCCCGGTGTTGCCGAAACCCAGGCGGCGCGCGGCGCGCGTCGTGCGGTTCGCGGCTTTCTTCCGCCCGACCGCCGTGAAGCCGCGCTCTTGGAAGCGGTAGTAGAACGGGTCGACCCCTCGCCGGTCGTAGATGCTCGTGCCGCGGGTGTTCACCTTGCCGTGACGCACGCCGACGATCTGCCGCGCAACCAGGCCGCGATCGAAGGTTTTCCGGCCGCGCTTCGTGCCGACGTTGCGCTTGAGCGCACCGGTGTCGACCGGCGCGCGTGCCTTGACCTCTTTCACGATCTCCCGCGCCCCGGCCCGCATTGCGTTCGTCAGGGCGCGCCGCTGGAGCTTCAGCGGGAACGCCTTTAGCTCGCGGGTGAGCTCCGCGAGCCCCCTGATCCTTATTTCGCTCATGACTCGGCGACCCCCTCCGCGAGCAGCAGCTCGAGCTCGCGGTGTCGTAGTTCACGGTCGATGACGGCGGTGATCGCGTAGATCTTCCCCTCGTGAGTGACCCGCATCTTCGGCGTAACGCCGGACAGATACCGGATCCGCGCGCGGGCGGTGATTTCGGCCTGTACCTGGGCGGCGGCAAAGATCTCCCGCCCGTTCAGCGGCTCCAGCGAGCCGGGCACGCTCGCGAACGTTGACCAGCTCGGCACCGCCTGGCCGTGCGCATCCTGCGTTTCGGTCGGCTGCTCGATGACGAGCGTGTGCCGCAGCGCCCCAGCCCTCATGCGAAGCGCGTGAAGCAGCGCCAGGGCATCAGCAGCGCCTCGATCCCGTAGGGCACCTGGTTGATCGCCAGGGGCGAGGTCGCCTCGCGGTTCTCGTAGAGGTGCGCGACGAGGAGCCGGATCGCGTGGCGGATCTGCTCAGGCACCATCTCGCCCGTCGGCCCGAAGCCGGCGACGTAGACAATCGTCACGGACTGCGGATGTCCGAGCGTGTTCGGCCAGCTCGCGCCGTACCGGAGCCGAATGCGGCCGGGCAGCGAGCCGGTGTCGACTTCGTACTCGGTAGATGCGCTGAGCGTCGCCGTCGTCGTCTCCGTGTCGCGGTAGGTCACCGAGGTCACCGACTGCAGCGTCGGATACGGCAGCAGGATCTCGCCGCCGTGCTGCCAGGTCGGCGGATCGCTCCACACGCACTGGCCGGGGAAGCCGTCGACCTTATACGTGTACGTCCGGTTGACCAGCGCGCGCCCGAGCCAGGCTTCAACCCACGAGGTCGCCGCGGCGATCAGGGTTTCGAGGTAGCCGTCGTCCGTTGATGGGGTTCTCGCGTGCGCACGGACGTCCGCAGCGGTCAGGACCGGCGCGGCCGCTGGGATGGTGGTGACCAGGTGCATCAGCTCACGCCCGCGCGACCGCCGTCGATGCGCGCGGCGATGGCGCCCACCATTGCTGCATGGTTTTCGTGTCGATGAGCCCTTGCGACCGCTTGAGCACGACGTAATCGATCAGCGCCTGCCAGTCCGAGATTGCCCACTGTTCAGCGCCCGCCGCGGCGGCAAGCTTGTGCCCGAGCATGATTGCCGTCAGCCCGTGCTTGATCGCCTTGTCGATCGCGCCCTTCGCGGCGTCCAGCGTCGTCCCCGATTCAAGCGAGCACCCCACTGGCAGCACGTAGGGCGAGAATGCGCCCGGAAACAGATGGTTGACCTTCACAGTCCGGCACGACAGCAAGCCCGCCGCCTGACATTGATCTTGCACCTGCGCGAAATTGCCCGTCGCCTCGCCGTATCCTCCGTTTGGATATGCGCCATGCCGCACGGGTAGGCCGGTGATCTGTCGGATCGCATCGGTGTCGCGCACGATGGCAGAAGGATCGATTTGCCACCCGTTGTTTTCCGTCGCATGCGCGCCGATTTCATCGCCCGCAGCCGCCATTTCCAGCGCTTGCGCGGTGCGATAGAAATTCGCGTTTGTGCTGTTGAGCTGCGACGGCATCACGAAATGCGTGAGCGGCACCCCGGCTGGGTTCGCATACGCGAATCCTTCCGTGTAGCTGCTGATCGCGCCATCGTCGAACGTGAAAATCACAGTTGGCCGCGAGCGGTAGCGCAGGATTGCGTCCAGGTATACGACTTTGTTTACGGCGTTCGCGTGACCGTTTGAACGCGCGCGAAACGACAGATAATTCAGCGCAATGGTCGGCGTGCCAGCCCCAACGGTGAAATCGGAAAAACTCAACGGACTGAACCACCAGCCCTGCTGCTCGGAGATCAGCGTCGATTGATATTTGTTCGAGCCGCCATACGCCGTGCCATCGGCGCCCTGCACCAATAAGCCATTGGTCACGCTGGGATGCCGGATCGGCACGTAGCACAGCACGCCAAGCCGGTCGTCCGTTTTGAAATCGTGGGCGATGTTCTTCGTGATGATCGCATTCGTGCCCGTGCTGCCATCGGGCACCGTGAACTTCAGCGACGCGGTGCCGAACCGGACAAAATCCGTGCTTTGCTCGACCGTGCACGTCCCCGTGCTGCCGTTCGTCCACGTCGAAATATCGCTGCAGTCGTCGATCACATCGACGGTGTATGCCGGGCCGGGCATTACAGCGGCCACCAGGTAATTGTCACGTCATGTCCCGCCGACTCCCCATCGACGCATAGCCCATTCTCGAAGCGCGCGTACAGGTGCATCGGGTTTACGCCGTCGCCGAGATTGACACGATATTTCGGCGTGCTGCCGCCGCCCGTGGCGTTGCTGTCGATCAGATCGGTGTAGCCCGTATTGCCGTCATTGCCCACGGCCGTCAGCACGATGCACGGCGCCGCCGTCACCAGCGTCTCGGTCGTGTCAATGTCCAGCCGCGTGACATTGCCCGCAGGGAGAGACATCAACCAGCTTGCCGTTGCGCTCTCCGGGTTGCGCTCGCCCGCAAGGCGGGATATGCCGATATGCTCGGTGTCCCGCACCGGCCGGACCATCCCGCTCGCGACTTCCATCACCTGCATCGCCTGGTGCATTGATCCCCCTTGAAAAGATGCGGGCCCGAAGGCCCGCGAATTGCCCTACCCTGCCGAGGTTCAGTCGGTGATCGCGGCTAGCGCGAGCGGCGGATTGTAGGCGGCGTCGTGCAGCAGGTAGACGACGGTGCCGACGGCGTTCGCCATGCTGGCCACGTCGATGCGCACGCACTCGTAGCCGCCGTCGATATCGAGCATCGACGCGTCGATCTCGATGACGTAGAGCAGCTGCTTGCCGTTCGTCGTGTCGGTGGTGAAGGTGTTCGATGTCACGCTGAACTCGGACAGCGTGTCGCCGGCCGCGCAGTCGATGTTGCGGAAGGCCTTGGAGAAGCCAAGCGCCTTGGTGTTCGAGCCCGCGACTTCCTTCGCCTGGATCAGGGTGACGGCGCCGCCGGTCACGGTGTTGCCGTTGAGGACCGAGATCAGGATGGTGAGCCGTCGGAAGTGCTTCAGCGACACGAAGTCGCCATCGCCGGCGGTCGAGGTCAGCGCGGCGGGCGCGCAGCCCATGACGAACTTTACGCCGTCCGTCAGCGGCAGAGAGGTCGGATTCATTCGGGTATCCCTCCAGCCGGCCCCAGCGGGCCGGCGTCATTCAGGCGGCGTCAGCCGCGATTGATCAGCGCGCCTCGAGCGTCACGAAGTGCGACAGGGTGTTGCTGCCGTTCTTGCGTGCGATCGGCGAGGACAGCCACGGCTGGCCGCCCATGCGGAGCGACCAGCGGAACGCGGTCTCGCCGGTGTCGAAGTAGAGGTGCATCGACACGTCGGACTTCAGCCCGCTCGACTTGTACGGCAGGCCGTAGCCCGGCAGGTAGGCGAGGATGATGTCGCCCTCCGCGGACAGCGCCTGGCAGGCTTCGGTCGGCAGGATCGGCCGGCCCATGAGGGTCCCGGACGGCGCTTCGGTCATGCCGCCCGGCGGGAGGAACATCGGCGCGCCGCCGTAGAGCTGCGTGCCCGCCGGATTGCTGATCGTCAGGCCGAGCTGATGGATCTGCGGCTCGACGTCCTGGTTGATCAGCCACACCGCCTGACCGCGGAGGCGGGCCGGCATGCGGGCCCACATCTTGAGGATGTTCGCCGCGAGGACGGTGTTCGCCGCCTGCGACGATTCCTTGCTGACCGTGACGAGCGACGGACTGTTCAGGATGCCGAGCGGGTTGGTGCCGCCGATCCCGTTGATGATGAGATCGTTCAGCTTGAAGTTGATTTTCTCGGCCGCCTTGCGGGTCAGGAAATTCTGCAGCAGCGGCGCGTCGCTGAGGAGCTCATCGGTCAGCGGCACGAACGCGTAGACGGTCGTGAGGTCGCACTTCCACAGCTTGAGCGCGGGCTTCGACTGCGTGAAGGCCTGATGCTCGGCGCGCGTGTAGACGCGGATGCCGGAGCTCGAACCCCAGGCCGGATCCTCGTCGACCGGCACGGTGACGCCATTCGACTCGGTCGGCATGAGATCGCAGCGGCTCATGATCTCGTCCTCGCCGAAGGTCAGCGAGTTGATCTGCTCGCGCCAGGCCGGCGGAACGGCGAAGCCACCATCGGCGCCGACGCCTTCCGAGCCGTAGGTCGTCGCGGCGTTCATCAGGCGCGGGTCGACCCCGCCGCCGATCGCGTGGTTGCGGACCGCGCGGGCGAAGTCCTGCAGCGTGTGGAAGTCGTGCTGCGCGCGCTGTTGTGCAGTCGGCAGCGGGGTCGTGATGGTGCCCGGCCGGCCGGACGCCTGGAGGCCGCTGTTCGACGGCTCCGGCAGGGTGCGGCGATTGCCGCCGCCGCCGGTGGTCTCGGCCAGCGCGACGAGTCGCTCTTCGCGCTCGATCTGCGGCTTCAGGCTTTCGGCTTCGGCGAGGAGCTGGTCGACGCGACGCGCCTCCTCGTCGGTCAGGTCGCGGCCATCTTCGGAGGCTGCATTCGTCAGCGCCCCCGCCTGATCCTTGAGCTCGGCCAGTCGCGCGAGCAGCTTCTGCAGTCGGTTCATATTTCCCCCGAAAATAAAAAGGCCCGCAGATGCGGGCCGGTTGTGCTGGCGACGGGCGCCTGCGATTCGTTACAGCCGGGCGATGCGCGCGCGGGCTGCCTTGACGTTCGCCTGCGCATCAGGCGCGGCGCGGCGTTCGGCCCAGGTGGGCACGTTGCGGAACTTGGACAGATCGGCCGATGCCGCCATGTCGAGCGCGTCGGTGATCTCGTCGACGAAGCCGAGCTCGGCGGCTTCCGCCGCCTTGAACCACGTCTCGGCGGTCATGTAGTCGGAAACCTTGTCCGCCTTGAGCCCGGTCTTCGCAACGTAGGTCTCGACGAGCTGCTCGCGGATCTGATCGAGCAGATCGGCGGCCTTGCGTATCTCGGCAGCCGTGCCCCAGGCGCCGCCAGACGGATCGTGAATCATGTACATCGCATTACGCGCCATCCGCACCGTATTGCCAGCGCAGGCGATGATCGATGCGATCGAGCACGCCGCGCCGTCGATGTCGACCTCGATGGTCGCGGGATTGCGCTGGAGCTGATTGAAGATCGCGAACCCCTCGAACACCTCGCCACCGAACGAGTTCATGCGGACATTGACGGTGTCGACCTTGCCCATTGCTTTGAGATCGTCAGCGACCTGCTTTGCAGTAATCCCACCCCAGCCGCCGATGTAGCCGTAGAGCCAGAGCTCGGCTGACTTGCCCTTGTTCACGAAGCGATAGCTCATTTCACGGCCCTCACCGCGCGCGCTGGCGGCTGTTCGTCGTCATCGGTCGAATCGTCGGCGGTGCTGTCTGTCGGTGCGAGCTGCGCCTCGGCGAGCTCGCGGAGCATGTCGACCGGCGCGAGGTTGATCTGATCGAGGTACTCGTCGCCGCCCTCGACCGGGTTCAGATCCTCCAGCTCGCGGATGTCGTTCAGGCTCAGGTGCCGCGCGGAGCGGTAGGCTTCGATCCGCGACTTGAAGTCGCCGCGCAGGAGGCCGGCGAGTTCGAGCTTCGTGTACACGCGGCCCCGGTTCACGGCGCCGTACAGCTTGATGTCCGCCTCGGCTTCGAGGCGCCGCGCCCACGGCAGCAGCGTGTGCGTGACGAACTCGATCTGCTGGTGCTCGATGTTGCTGAAGGTCGCTCGCTCGAGATCGCCCACCATGTGCGGCGGCACGCGATACCATCGGCAGATCTCCGCCACCTGGAATTTTCGGGACTCCAGGAACTGCGCCGCGTCCGGCGGGATCGTCATCGGGCTCCATTTCATCCCCTCCTCGAGGATGAATGGCTTCAGCGCGTTCTCGCCGCTGATCTGCGCCTGAATCGAGTCGCGCAGGTTCTTGTGCGCCTGCTCGCCGAGCTTGCCGGGATGCTCGAGCACCGCACCGGGGTGCGCACCGTTCGCGAAGAAATTGGCCCCGAACCGCTCCAGCGCCAGCGACAGGCCCATCGCGCGGCGTGCCTGCGCGATCGGTGACAGCCCCGTCATCCCGTCCGTGCTCGGCCCTTTCAGGTGGAACACATCGCTCGCGGCGAGAATCGAATCCTGCACGCCGCCGTTGCTCACTCGGTACTGAATCCCGCCGAGCGCGCTGCGCTCCACCGTGACGCGATCCGGCGTGATCAGCCACAGCCAGGCGGGGCGACCGTCTGCCGTGCGCTCGATCTCGGCGTAGCCGTTGCCCCACGTGAGCGCATGCAGGGCTAGCGTCTCGCGGAACGCGTACGCGTTCATCTCGGGGTTCGGTTGCGTCGCCAGCAGCCACGCCACCGCATCATCGCGCCGCTCGCGGCGTGTGCGACCTCGACGGTCTGGCACGCGCTCATAGCAGTGCCAGGGCAGTGCGGCGATGCTTTCAGCGATGACGCGAGCGCAGGCCCACACTGTCGAGATCTGCAGCGCGGTCTGTTCGGTCACCCACTCACCGGCTTGCCGGCCGCCATAGGCTTGCGGGTTCTGCGGATCGGATCGGCGACTACGCGCGAGATTCCAGATCCGCCCGATCAGACTCACAGCGTCAGCACCCCTCGCGTTTCGTACACACTCGGCCCCTGGACCTCGTCGGCGATGGCAATGCCGAGCGCCATCGCGAGCGCGACCATGCCGTCGATCTTGTCGCCCGACCGACCCTTGTCGAACTTGGTGTTACCGGCTGGGTCGACCGCCGGCGCGATGTTCGAGCACATCCAGCGCAGCACCGGGTGCCCGCCGTGTGCGAGTTCATCGCCGCGGATCAGCTTTTCCAGCTCGCGCACCGGCGCGGCCATCGAGGCATAGCCCTGGCCGAAGCCGACCATCTCGAAGCCGTCGGCCTGGAGCTCCTGCACCAGGTGCGTCGAGTTCCAGCGGTCGAACGCGATCCGCTTGATGCGGAACCGCTCGGCGTCCTGGTGGAGCGCGTCGCGGATGAACGCGTAGTCGATCACGTTGCCCTCGGTGGCCGTCAGATAGCCCTGCTCGGTCCACAGGTCATAGGGCACACCGTCACGCCTGGAGCGCGTGCGAATGCCGTCCTGCGGGCAGAACAGCCGCGGCACGACGTGCCAGCGGTCGCCGTAGGCCGCCGGCGGGAACGCCAGGACATAGGCCGCGATGTCGCCGGTCGACGCGAGGTCGAGCCCGGCGTAGCAGTCGCGGCCGGCGAGCTCCTCGAGGTCGACCGGATGCGCGCAGGCGTCCCAGAGTTCGATCGGCAGCCAGACGGACGACTGCTCGGTCCACACGCAGAACAGGAGCCGCGCGACGATGTTGCGCTTCGACGGCATGTCGCGCGCTTCCGCGACCTGCTCCTGCAGGTATTTCTCCGTGATCGAGACGCCGAGGTTCGGGTTCGTCTTGATCCACACCGACGGATCGTTCAGCCAGTCATCGCCCTCATCGAGCGCGCAGACGTAGGCGAACCAGGCGTCGTTCTCGATGACACCCGACAGCACCTTGCCGCTGTACTCGTGATGTGCCCAGCAGACCGAGTGCCGGTCGTAGCCACTGTTCGTGATCTCGACGATCAGCGCCTGGCGGCGGCCCTTCGTGCCGGCGCGCATCTTGTCGACGACGATCGGCGTCGGGTGCTCGTGCACCTCGTCGATGATCGCCACGTGCACACGCTTACCGTCGAGGCCGCGGCCTTCCGAGCTCACCGGCCGGATGTAACCGCCGGACGCGTGGAACGCGACGTTGTTGTCGTGCACCTCGAGGAGCTGCGACAGCGTCGGCGAGGCCTCGACGAACCGGCGGATGTCGCGGAACGCGATCTTCGCCTGGTCGCGGCTCACGGCCGCCGCGTAGACCTCAGCGCCTGGTTCTCCGTCGGCCACCAGGGCATACAGCGCGAGACCCGCGGCGAGCGGCGTCTTGCCGTTGCCCTTGCCGATCTCGATATACGCCGCGCGGAACCGCCGGTAGCCGTCCTGACCGAGCCAGCCGAACAGGGAGCCGACGACGAAGGCCTGCCAGGGCTGCAGGATGAACGGCTGCCCTGCGTGCTCACCGTCGGCCAGCGTCAGGCATTCGAGGAACGCGATCGCGTGGTTCGCGCGCTCGACGCTCCACTGCAGGCCGCGGGCCGGGCCTTCCTCAAGATCCTTCAGGTGCCGCTCGCAGGCCTGGCGCACGAACGGGCCGGCCACGACCCGCCCCGCGACGACGTCCGTCGCATAGGCGGTCGCGCGGTCGATCATGCGGCCCCGCGGACTCCTGCAGTCGCGGCCAGGAACGCAGCCATTGGATCTGCGTCCGGGAAAAGCGAGCCCTGCGCCGCCTGTCCCTGCACACGCTGGCGTGCAGACGGACTCAGACCGAACTCGGCCGCGTGTTTCGCCATCGTGTCGCAGGCTCGGTTGTAGACGGACATCAGGGCCGACAGTTGCTTGTAGCCGCTGGGCGTCGAGTCGATGAGGCCGCGCATGCGGTTCGGAATTGACTCCGCCTCGCCCTCAGCCTGCAGCCGCTTGATCTCGCGGCCCGTCCGCTCCATCAGCGCGAACGCCTGGCAGTAGGCCGCCAGGTGCGCGAGATCGAGCTCCGAGACAAGGCCGAGCTTTTCCAGCTCCGGCGTGATTCGGTCCCACTCGGCGCGCGCTTCGGCCAGGAGCCACTCGGGTGCGACCGGGACCGCTACAGCCGGGCCGGAACCGCTGCCGGGCGCAGCCTGCGATCGCTTGCCGGGGTTCCCGTTCAGCATGTGAACGGTGCTCGGTCGCGGTGCCGGTCCCCTGCTGCCCATATACCCCCCCTCCTGAAACTCGCGGCGGCTCGTGCGAGGT